ATCCGCCCCGAGATCGACCAGTACCGTCTGAACGCATGGGCTTCCGGCAACGGCCTGTCCACCGGTAAAGCTGTGCAGACCAACGCCACCGCGGCGGCTCTGACCAAGGCGAACATCGCCGAGGCCATCTTCACCGCTTCCGCCGCCATGAGCGACAAGCTGGTTCCCTTGGAGAACCGCGTCCTGTTCATCTCCGAGCTGGACTTCGTGAAGTTCAAACTGGCTGACCTGGTCATGGGCGGCGCTCAGCTGAATGCCGAGGCCATCAAGCGCGGCTACAGCGGCACCATCGACGGCATCGCCGTTGTCCGTGTTCCCGGCACTTACATGCCCGCCAACACCGGCTTCATCATGAAGTACAAGGGCGCGACCGTTGACCCGATCAAGCTCAAGACCCTGCGTGTCCACAAAGACCCCATGGGCGTGGACGGCGATGTGCTTGAGGGCCGTATCATCTACGACGCGTTCGTCCTCGACGCCATGTGCGACGGCGTGTACGTCTACAAGACCGCCTGATTCTGAACAGGCAAAAAGGGCGGGGATTTCTCCCCGCCCATCCCTAAAGGAGCGTAATCATGACAAACGCCCAAACGGTATATGAAATGGCTATTGCGCTCATGGACAGCATGAGCGACAGCGGTCAGGCTGACGTAGCCGACAACAACGAGTACAAGCATCGGGCACTCCCGATCCTTAACATACTGCGCGGCGAACTTTACCCGTACAGCGACACCCACGAGACAGACGATGAAGGACGGCCTATTGCCGCGCTGATCCGCGACTTTAATAAGCCGATTGACCTTGACGATTACATTTGCCAGAGCATCATGCCCTACGGGCTGGCGGCGCATCTTCTCCTCCAGGAAGATCCGGCGGCGGCAAACTTCTTCCAGCAGAGATATGACGAGCTGAAAATGCGTCTGCACATTGGCCTCCCAACAGGAAGCGAGGATATTGAGGATGTGTACGGCGGCTGGCCGCACAATGATTTTGGCAGTTGGTAATGGGTGAACGCCTTGGGTAGAGAATCTTTTGTAAAAAACGATTCCGACCTCCTGTATCTGCTTAGAAATGGCGAGAACATCAAAGTCGCCATCAGTAATGCGTTTAAGAGTGATGGAGGAATCGCAACCGGAACAAGGGTAGACCGTTTAAAGCAGGAAGCCGAGGAGACGCGAGATGCCCTTTTGCGGGATATCAACGCCTTGCAAGGGTCAATCGACGCTATCAATGTCACGCTTAATGGTGACGTTGAAGCGCAAACTCCCGGCCTTGGTGAACTGATTATCCAAATCCGGGCAACGCTTGAAGCGACGGCTCTTCGCGTAACAGAGGCGTTCGACTATTACGAAGAGCTTAAAACCGAGGCGGCAGACTTCCAGCGAAGCATTGAGGGCCAGATCATCCGAGGCTGGGTGACAGACCCGACAAAAGACGATCCTGTTTTTGGCATTGCGATTGCGGAAAACCTTATTTACTCTGCCGAAGAATCTGACACGATAACCAAGGAAACCATCAACTACTACAAGCTGGATTCAAAGCAAGCGTTTGGCCTCTATACCGCAACCGGCTGGCAATTCTGGCTGAACGGCAAGAAAGTCGGTTGGTTCGACAGTGAGGACGGAATGCTGCATGTAACAAGCATCACGATTGAAGACGATCTGTACCTTGGGAGCGGCTGGGTAATGACGAAAGCAAACGGCTTCGGCCTGCGGTATACAGGAGGATAAGCCATGGGCGCAACACTGCAAAAGCGATATGGTGTTATGAACAACGGCGCGTACTATCAGGATACGCACGTTGGCTGGGCTTATGAGACAGACCAATACGATTACCATGTTACATATTACAGCTATAACGCCTACATCGAGATTTTAACGGATTCGTCCGGCGGGAGTTCCATCACCATCAATAATATCGGCTGGCTTATCCAACGCACCAAACGCAACCATATCATCATCAACCAAGACCCAAACGCCTATCTCGATGCCAGAAATGCGGTTTCCAGCGGTACGGAGATTCCAAGCGGCGCAACGTCCGTCACGATCTCTTACAGCTTCATGCCGAACACGACCTACTACATTTGGTTTGTCAACAACGGCTCCAATAGTGACCGTAGCAAACTCGGCTCTGCTACCGTCTCTGTCACTGGCTCCTACGGTACGGCCGGCAAGCCCTCCGCTTCCAATGGTAGCTTCGGCAAGGCGATCCCCATCACGATTTCCGGCCATTCATCCAGCGCCAAATTTGTAGTAAAGGTGAGCTGTGCCGGGAATACGGAAACGCTGCTCAATCAGAAAAGCAGCACGAGCGTAAACTGGACGCCCGCCGTGGCGACCTATGCTCCGCTTGTTAAAACCGCATCCAGTGCATCGGCAACGATAACGGTAGAGACCTATTATGGCAGCTCAAAGCTTTATACCGAGACGAAGACCATCACGGTGAGCTGGGCGGCGGGGACGATTCCACCCACCTTGTCCTCCGGTTGGGCGACAGCAGCACCACTCAATGAAGGGGCGGCTTCTGGCTTTACCGTCTGGATTCAGAAGTATTCCAAGGCCCGTGTGACTTTCACTCCGTCCAAGGTTACCACACAGTACAATGCTACGATCAGCTCGTTCAAGGTAAAGCTTGGTAGCACCACATACACCGCATCGAACAACCGGGCTGATACGGGCGTTATTTCTACCGTAACCGCAAGCTTGATCTGCACCGTTACTGACAGCCGAGGGCAGACGGCCAGCCAGACGCTCAGCATCACACTCAATGCTTATTCCGATCCGACACTTTCAGGTATTAGCATTTTCCGCTGCAATTCATCTGGTGTGGCAAACGAGGATTCGAGCTATGTGTCAGTAAAGGCGACGGCGACAATCAGCAGTTTGGCGAACGAAAACACGCTGACACTGGTTGCGCAGAGCCGCACGGTCGGTGGGGCATGGAGCGCTCAAACCGCAATGACCTCTGGCCGCGCCACGCTTCTTTCTGGCATTTCCCCCGATACCACATATGAGATCAGAATAACGCTCACTGACAGGCTCGGGAATACGGCAACATACACACAGAGCTTGTCAACACGAGCATGGGCTATGAAGTTTAGACCCACGGGAAACGGTGTGGCATTTGGAAAAGCTGCTGAGAGTGACAATGCACTGGAACTGGGTAACAACTGGACGCTTGTGCTCCATGATTCTACCGGTCAAAACTCAGCAGCGCTAAGCTATGACGATCTTGTGAGGCTTTTGCAACTGATTTAGGAGTAAACAAATGGCAAGTATTTCAACATCTTCCGCTGAACGGGTGTTCTCGATCAAGCGCTTTCTCGGATTGAACGAGAGCCAAGACGGGGATGCCGCAATGAAGTGGGGAGAAGCTTCTGAAATCCGCAACTGGCGAGTAACGCGAGACGGAGACTTGAAGCGAAGACCCGGTAATGAAGCACTGTTTGGTCTGTGCCTTTCATACACAATCGCATACGGGGAAGAGGAAGAGGTACTTGCCGCCCCGGAAGATCAGGCGGTTACCCTCCGCGAAACGATCAGCGCTATTCGTGGCATCGTAACGATTAGCGGTACTTCTTCCGATGTTCTCCCCAACGACTTTGCCAGCGCCGAAAACATATACTACGAAGACAATCCGAGACGCATCTTCAAGATGACGCGGGTCGAAGTTGCAGACGGCACAGCCACTTGGTACGGGCAGAGAGCCAAAGCGGAGCCGGTCACAAAAAGAGCCGTAAAGGCTTTGTGGGTCGGAAGAATTAACGGCCAGCAGGAAATCCTCGCCGCCTGTGCGAACACGCTCTATCGGTTATACGATTCCGTAAGTGGCCTTTACTCATGCCAGACTGTCGGAGCGATCAACACCACGGGCCATGTCCACATTTTTGGCTTTGACAGTGTTGCCTACATTCTCGATGGAGACGATTACTGGCAGTATGACGGAACAACGCTAAAAGCTGTTGATGGCTATGTCCCTCTGATTGCGATAACGGTTGAGCCGAACGGAGCGTATGAGACAGCAGAGCAAGTCAACAAGCTTACGGCAAAACGCCGCTGCTGGCTCAGCCCGGACGGTGAAAACAACACCTTTAAGCTCCCGGAGAAATACGCGGATGTAGAGTACGTCAAGCTTCTCAGCGATAACTCCACGTTGGAACCGTCTGCGTATTCGTTTGATATCAACAACGGTACGATCTCCTTTGCACAAGTCCCTGTGCAGGGCGTGAATGCTTACGAAGTCGGGTACACTGCAAAGGATGTTGTTGACGGAGCGCTTGTAGAGAAAAGCTTCCGAAGCCAGATCATCGGAATGCGCTACTCGGAACTGTACTCCGGTTCTCAGGATAACCGCGTGTTCCTGTATGGTGACGGCGGCGCTGATGCCATCTACACCGGCCTTGACTACGACGGCAAGCCGAGGGCTGACTACTTCCCGGATTTAGGAATGGTCAGAGTAGGGGATGCCAACACACCGATCACAGCTATGATTCGGCACTATGGTAATCTGATTTGCTACAAGACCGACGGCGCGTACAGCCTACAGTTCGGTATTACCACACTGTCGGATTCCAGCATGACCCCGGCCTTTTATGTAACGCCGATCAACCGCTCAATCGGCAACGCAGCTCCCGGGCAGGCTCAGCTTGTGAATAACTCTCCGGTTACACTGCACGGCCGTGAGGCATACCAGTGGCGAAACGGCTCTATCTACAGTTCCAATCTGTCAGTAGACGAACGACAGGCACAGCGCATTTCCGACAAGGTGTGTTCTACCTTGGCTGGCTTCACGCTTGAAAACTGCGTTTGCTACGATGACAACTACCACCAAGAGTATTACATCTGCAACCACGGCGGCGCTCTTGTTTTCAACTATGCCGCAGACGCTTGGACGTACTACGACAGTCTCGGAGATGTCATGTGCATGGCTGCCTTCAACGGCGAAGTGCTTTATGGCACAGCCGATGGCAACATCGAGCGTCTGAACGAAAGCCTTAATTACGCTGACGGAGACCCGATAAGCTGTTATTGGGAAAGCAGCTCAGCGGATTTTGGACAGGAGTACACCCGCAAGAACAGCGCACAGCTTTGGGTGGCTATGAAACCGGAACTCGGCAGCAGCGTCAATGTCACGATCCAGACGGACAGAAAAGAGACCTTCACAGAAAAGATTGTCTCTGCTGATAACGTCAGGAACCCCGGCACACGAGAGCCGTACCTGAAACGGCTGAAACTCAAAGCAAAGAAATTCCTGTATTACAAGCTCATGTTTACAAGCGACGAGATAGCAACGGCTCCGACTGTTGTTTCTGCGGATATCCGAGTGCGCTTTGCTGGCTGGGCGAAATAAGGAGATAGACCATGATAAGAATTAGCGTTTCACGAGCAGACGCAACCGTGCTTGAGACCGAGACCCTAACCGCTGGGCGCGTAGGTCTTGAATGCGAGTACGTCTTTTCCTCTGATTGGGACGACCTCGAAAAAGTAGCGGTGTTTGATGGCGAAGTTACAAAAGAAGTTGCGCTCGATGAAAATAACCGTGCTGTCGTTCCTGCGGAGTGCATGGCAACCGCTGGCTATAAACTAAGATGCGGCGTGACGGGTCTGAACGCGGAACAGGTGGTTGTTCTGCCAACCGTTTATGTCAATGCTGGCAAGATCAGAGAAAGCGCCGAGATTGCTGATTCCAGCATTGAAGAGATCACGCCCTCCCTCGCGTCTCAGGTTATCAGTAGAGCGAACGAAGCGCTCCGTGTTGCAAACGAACTGTCGGCTGACGCTGAAAGCGGACGCTTTGACGGCGAGGACGGCGATTCCCCGACTATTGCGGTGTCGGATATCACGGGCGGTCATGTCCTGACCATCACCGACAAGAACGGTACTCGCACTGTGAATGTCCTGAATGGCGAAGATGGCGCAACCGGCCCCGCTGGTGCGACCGGCCCTCGCGGTGAAAAAGGCGACAAGGGCGACAAAGGCGACACCGGCTCAACTGGCGCTACGGGTGCTACCGGCCCGACAGGCCCACAGGGGCAGAGCGGCTATTCTCCAACCGTTACCGTCACCGAAATCACGGGCGGTCATCGCGTTACCATTACTGATGAGGACGGCACTCACAGCTTTGACGTGATGGACGGTGAAGACGGTGAGGGCGGCAGCTCGATCACTGTAGACACTGCTCTTTCCGACAGTTCCACCAATCCCGTACAGAACAAAGTCGTCAAGGCGGCTCTGGATGGGAAAGGAACATATACCAAGCCCTCCACGGGCATCCCGAAGTCCGACCTTGCCTCTGCTGTCAAGACTTCCCTCGGCAAAGCGGACACGGCTTTGCAGGCCGTCCCGTCCACATACCGCACGGCGGCGGCGCAGGACACAATCGATGCGGGGAAAATCGACAAGCCGAGCGATCCGACCGCTGGACAGTTCCTTGTTTACAACGGTAGCGCATGGGTGGCACAGACTGTGCCGAGTGCTTCGGGGGTGAGCTTCTAATGGCAAATTACATTGCAACCGACACAGACCTCACCGCTGTTGCTGATGCGATCCGCACCAAGGGAGGCACAAGCGCAAGTCTCGCATTCCCTACAGGCTTTGTCGATGCGATTGATGCGATTGAAACAGGCGGGAGCGGCGGTTCGTCCTACTCCGATATGGTTAATGCCTTTGCAAAAAAAGAAATTTCTGGTGACATTGTGCTGGATAGTTCCGTAACTGGTTTACCGCATACATATTTTATGTCTCAACAGCCGATTACCTCCTTTCGCGGTGATGGTCTTTTGAGTATGCAAAGCTATGCATTCTATGGATGCACGGATTTGGAAAGCATTAGTTTCCCAAACCTAAACTCCCTTTATGCAGCTCAATGTTTTTTTAACTGTTCAAGCTTAACAATGGTTTGTTTCCCAAAGTTGGGAACGGGAGGCACAAAATACCTTTATTCTTCCACGTTCATGAATTGCTCAAGTTTACAAATCGCCGATCTCGGCGTACTTGGTGAAACATCGCGTGGGCTGTTTGCTCAAGAATTTAGAGGGTGTTCAAACTTAAAAACTCTCATTTTGCGAAAAAGTGATGGTATCTGTCCGCTTGGAAATATCAATTGTTTCCAGAGCAGTGCATTTGATTCAACCGGCACAGGCGGAACTCTTTATGTCCCGTCCGCACTGATTTCTTCCTACCAATCCGCCACGAACTGGTCAACCATCCTTGGCTATGCAAACAACCAGATTCTCCCCATCGAAGGCTCTATCTATGAGACGCAGTACGCTGACGGTACACCGATCACTTAAGGAGGCGCGGAAATGATCGTAACTGAAAACTTTAAAGTGGGTGAGCGCGATTTCATCCGCACCTACTCCAATTCGAGGCGCTATGTCGTGCGTGACGGCGCTTCCTACTCCGAGGCTTGTGACCCGGCTGAGTTTGGACGCACCTACACCGAGGGCGATCTTCTGCCGTCCGAAGAGCGTGAGAGTGAGATCCAGGCCAAGTCCGAAGCCTATGACATTCTGATGGGGGTGAGCGAATGACCATGACACCGCAAGAGAAAGCACGGCAGCTTAGACCACTGATCGAGAAAGCCGCTGTCTCCCTTGATGATTCCGATGCTCTGGAAGCGGTCGAACTGTTCAAGTCATGGTATAGCGGCATCGCCTATCTCGCAGATGAACGTGTGCGCTATGGTGACAAGCTTTACCGCTGTGTACAAGCGCACACATCCCAAGCTGATTGGACGCCCGATGTCACCCCCGCACTATGGACAGAAGTCGCAAAGCCGGGTGAGATTCCCGTCTGGAAACAACCGACAGGAGCGCAGGACGCTTACATGACAGGGGACAAGGTGCATTATCCTACGGCTGATGATCCTGTCTATGTCAGCACTGTGGACAATAACGTTTGGGAGCCGACCGTCTACGGCTGGGAGGTGGTCGCATGAACACTTGTGTATGTTGTGGCGAACCGATCCCCGAGGGCCGCATGGTTTGCTGGGCCTGTGAAAATGGCTACTGGCCGGAGGTTGAAGCATGAGTGCACAGACAATCTTTGAACAGCTCCGAAGAGCTGGCATGACCCCGACCGGCGCACTTGCCGCAGAGGGCAACATGCGAGAGGAAAGCAATCTGGAAGCCTGCCGGTTGCAGGGAGACTTTCAGACTGATCGCTGGCCGTCTCAGGATTACGCCCGGCGTGTAGACAGTGGGCTGCTCGATGCGGAATCCTATGCCCGTGACGGAAAAGGCTGGGGCCTTGTGCAGTACACTTGGTCTGGCTACAAGAGGGGACTACTGAAACTGTGCAAAGAACGCGGGGCGAGCATCGCTGACGAGCTGGCTCAGGTTGATTACCTGATCTCCGTCCTTAAGACCGAGTTTCCTTCGCTCTGGTCTTTCCTCTGCTCCTGCGATGAAGACCAGCTCTACGAGGCGACGAGCCGGTTCTGTAAAGAGTTTGAGCGCCCCGCTTACAACAACGTAGCTGCCCGGTTCAAGGCTGCGAAAGAACTGCGTGACGGGCTGCAGGGCATGGCGGTGGAGAACATCGACAACACCGTGACCGAACCGGAGAAAGAAAGCTTTTGGCCACCCCGCATGCTGTGCCTCAACATGACCGGCCCTGACGTTCAGCTTCTTCAAGCCCTGCTGCTGTGCCATGAGTACAACTGCGGCGGCGTAACCGGAATCTTTGACAACCGAACCCGAAACATGGTTCTTGCGTTTCAGACGGAAAACCATCTGGACGTAGACGGTATCGCCGGGCCTAAGACATTCAAAGCTTTGGGGGTGGCTGTATGAGTTCCTTATCCCCGGCAGCGGCGACAGTTCTTGCCGCCTTGCTCTCTGCGGCTGCTGCGATCATTGTCGGCCTTATCAATTCCCGGTCGCAGCGGCAGAAATTTACCAACGAACTGAAAGAGCGAGACATTGAACGGGAAAAGGCCGAGGCAGTACGGGATGCAGAGCTGAAAATGTGGATGAAGCAAGTGGATAAAAAGCTTGACACCCACAACGGTTACGCGGAACGCTTCTCCGAG